CATATATCTTGGGATGATATGATGCTTATGCGTAAACGAATTATTTTGGCAATCCATTTCTTATGCTCTTAAGTTGATTGGCAATATTATTTATACAAGAAAAGGAGGCTTTCGCCTCCCCCTCTTTACCTTAAAGACGCCAATCAACTAAGGCATTATTATTTAGCAGACTCCGGATGAATCGAACATCGACCTCCTCCTTCCGGCGTTATTTAAGGAGACTGGCTTAGAAGGCCAGAGCCGGGACGGAGTCCATAAGAACCCAACAATCATAAGACACAAATCTTAAATTGTCAAGTGTTTTGTTTGATCGTCCAGATTAACCAGACTTTCAGAACTCAACAATCATAACATATTTATGTTTGGTTGTCAAGTGTTTAGTTGCGAATCCGGAATATCAGATTTGAACTGATCCTTGAATGATTTTAAATCATTTGCCTCTTCCGCTGGGCTAATTCCGGATTTTACAGAAACCATAAGATCTTTATGATTTCATGAGCGGACGGAGAATTGAACTCCGGATGATCTCTTATAAGGAGACTCTTTTACCACTAAAGTACCCGCCCAAAAAAGAAGATCCCCCCAGATCTTCATAAGAACACAATAGCAATACACACCAACGGGAACTGATGTGCGCAAGACAATCATAAGACATAACTCTCAGATTGTCAAGTCCTCGTTTTCAGACTCGAACTGAAACCCATTTCTGGAACGGTTTTTGAGACCGTCGCGGCTACCGATTACGCCAAACGAGGAGGAAGACAATCATAAGACATAAGTCCCAGATTGTCAAGTTTCTCAGCATAAGGATTCGAACCTTAAGTTTTTTAGTCACCTACCTCAGGAGATTAACTCCCTTCTGGAATGTGGGGGCACCACCCGACCACTTGACCGTTACCAACGGCGTCGCCGAGAAGACAATCATAAGACATAAGCCCAAGATTGTCAAGTGTTGGAATTACATAGGATCTAAACCCTATGAATATTACCGAAAGTGTTAGAGGACTTTCGAACCAACCAAACCATCATATCACTCTTTGGGGCAGTTGTCAACCCATGGGGCACACAACCTGATTTCTCCTCCGAGAGACCGACACTCATCAGTATAACACACAGAAGTGTCAACTGGTTTTTCTGAGCGTCGCGGTGGAGGTATTATAGGTGGTTCTGTTCCCTTTGTCAAGTCCTCATACTCGCGGATCGCCTTGTCCACAGTTCGCTTGACATCTCTCTCGACTATACCAGGATCTTTTTGAAGTTCTGGTATAAGTGGAGAATCTGGTTGATATGTTTGAAGATACTCATAAACAATATCCCAGATATGCTTTTCATCTATCACTAAACAAGATGAGAGTGATGCTACGATTAAAGATAGAATTACAACAGTTTTTATAGATGCCTTCTTTTTTCCAAAATGAAAGTTGAATTTCATAAATCAATCATTATCATCATGTTCCAACTCTTTATCTATTATTTCTTTCATTTTCTTAAGTCTTTGCTGTGGAGTCATTTTGGGTTCCGATGAAGACTTACTTGGTTTTGGACTATCGCCAACAACTGATGCTGCCATTTTTTTCATTTTTTGGACTCTTTTCAGTCGTTCATTATGTCTTTTTAGATCTTGTTGCATAAGTTTTTTATTCGCATCATCAAACCCATCTAGTATAGATTCGTCCAACACTTCCCCATAAAGACCCAAATAAGCTTCCTGAAGACCCAAAAGTTCTTGTGCGTTCATTGTCTACAAACTCTTTTAAGTCTATTTATCAAAGTTCCGTAAAACCGCGAAATCTTTAGTTTCGCGGTAGTTCGCAAAAAAGCCCCACATAAGGTGAGGCACATAAGAACAAAAATTTAAACTCGACTATAACAAACTCGTGCTACACCTTGACTTGGTGGTGCAATAGAAGAGAATGCGCCATAAGACAAATCAAGATCTCGACCTCCAATATAAGGCCCACGATCTGTTACTCTTACAATTACCGATCTTCCATTTCGTTGATTTGTTACTCGTAATCTCGTGCCGAATGGAAGCCAACGATGCGCAACTGATTTACCATAAGCATTGTATACTTCGCCATTTGCTGCTATTTGTCCATGGTAGCCATCTGAAACTCCATAATGAGAAGCGAGAGTGCAGCCACTCGCTGCCTTTACTTGCAGGGGTGCTAGTCCTGCAGTAGCAACGGCAAGAATTGAAAGTGTTTTAAAAAGCATTAAAATTAGTTGAACTCTACATCCGTATAGGCAAAGGAGAAGTTCCCCTTCTCAGGGGCAGTGCCCACGGCTCTAAATCAAAATCAAAATCTCATAATAAGAAACCCTGCTCATAACAGGGATTTTCCATTATAAGTGAGTATTTATACTCTGTCAATCAATTGTCATAACCTCGATATCTCCATCAAGACCAGAGCCAAGCCACTCAGAAAATTCCTCTTCTAGTGCAATGGCATCTTCGATTTTGTTTTTCCTTGTCAATTTCGAAAAACGATCAATACTCCAGTCTCGAATATCGACGACTAGATCTTCCATTGGGGTGTCCATAAATAAATTTTAATTCTCATACATAATAAGTCATAAGGCCAGGTCTGTCAAGTGTGGAACATAAAAGGAAAAGTTATTGATGAAGTGCCTGATGGCATGGAAGGATTTGTATATCTTATCACAAATCTCGAAAACGGAAAAAAGTATATCGGAAAGAAGACTTTCTGGGAGAGAAGAAAAGACAAAAAAACAGGAAGAAGAAAAAAGAAAGAAAGTAACTGGCGAGATTACTATGGTTCGTGTGATTCCTTAATTGAAGATGTGAAGCTACTGGGCGAAGATAAATTCTTACGAGAAATATTGTACTTATGTCCACATAAAAAATCCATGAGTTTCTACGAAACCATGGAACAATTTAAACGAGATGTAATTTTGAGAGAAGATTATTACAATACAAATGTAGAAGGAAAGTTTTTCAGTAGTGAAAAAGACAACATTTACGGTATTGTAATAAAATCCGAAGATTAAAAAAGGGAGCTTTTGGCTCCCTTTTCGTTTGGTATCAGCCTTCTAGATACATTTCAGTGAGTTCTAGAATTGATCCTTCTGATAGATTTTCTAGAATTTCTAGAGCTTCTTCATAAGTATCGGCATAGCCTTCATTGATGAAGTCTTCCATGATGTATTGTGCTAGGAGTTCAAAGTCAATGGATTCTCCTACTTGTTCTGGACTTACGCCAAGTCTCTTCATCATTTTAGTAGCTTCTCTTCTGCTTTTCTTTGTTTTAAAAGTTCCAGCAGGAGCACCGACACGAGTTTCACCTGGGACTCTACCAGCTGCGGCAGCCGCTTTTTTCTGTTCTGCACTTCTTCTTCTCTTGTTCATTTCGGCTGAAGGAAGTGCTGCTTTAGGAGTAGAAGCAACTACATCATCAGCTGCCTGCCTAGCAGCGGCTGCTCTATTTGCCTTTCTTTGTTCGTAATCACCTCTAGACATTCTAGACTTCATTGCACCAGCAACTGCCTTTCCTGCCTTCTGGAGAAGTCTACCAACAGCTCTACGCTTACCACCACCAGACTTCTGAACTGTAGTTTCGGTGGATGGGGCAACACCGCGACCACCACCAGAAGTGGTTCTGGTAGTTACAGTGGTTCTTTCGGCTTCTCTACCGGCTCTCTCTGCGCCTCTGCCTTGCTTGATAGCGGCAGCAGCACCCTTACGCACAAGACCCTTAAGAGCAGCCATAGCCTGACCAGGAAGACCTTTGGCACGCTCATAAGCACCAGCAGCAGCTTGCTTGCCAGCTCTCATGGCACTCATGGCAGCAGAACCAGTTCCAGTAGCTGCACCTTTTACTGCTCTACCTGCTGATTTTAGAGCACCAGTCACAGCAGCAGTTCTTGCTTGTCTTCTCGCTTGTGCTTTTTCGCCAGCAATTTGACTCAGTGCTGCCTTTCTTTCTCCACCAACTCTAGCAGCTCTTTCTGCTTTTTGTCTCGGAGTCATTGCTTCAAATAGTACCTCTTCCAAAATTACATCATCAGAAAACACACTTTCAATCAGATTATAAGATTCATCAAGAGTATTGCCATAATCCATGAATTCCCAGAGAAGAGATTCCATTACTTCTTCGATCTCTTCTTGCATAAGATAATCTACGAATCTTAGATTCTCGTAGAAAGTCTCATCTGCCTTTCTTGGGTTGTATAGATTACCGTAGGCTTCGGTTAAGTGGTATTTCGACATTTTTATACAAAAAATTTCTCGTTTGTCTTCTTATATTTATAAAAAAAGGGAGCTTTGGGCTCCCTGGTATTTAGAGTTTGAAATTGGAAAATGAGTCAGGTTTTATGTCTTGATTGACACCACCAACAATATAAGAAACCAAATTTTCTTCTTGTGGTGGCACTTGCTCAGCCTTGGTATTGAGCCATTTTTCGGAAACCCAGGGCAATGGATCTGCATTTGCCGCAATCGAATATACTGGCTTAAATCCAATTGCCTTCATTCTCCTGTTTGCCATCCACTCAATATAATCACATAGAAGTTTATCATTAAGTCCAATCATTGAGCCGTCCTTAAACAAATATTGCGCCCATCGCTTTTCTTCATTTACGGCAGTTTCAAACATTTTATAAGACCATTCCTCTTCTTCCTTAGCAATTTTTTGCATATCAGGATCATCACCTTTTTTCCACTTAGTCAATATATTTTGAGTTAGGAACAGATGTAGGTGCTCATCAGCAGCAATTTTCTTGATAATTTTAGCAGATCCTTCCATCAATTGGAGTTCACCAAATGCAAAAGAACAAGCAAAAGAAACATAAAAACGAATGCCCTCAAGGATATTGACATTCATAACTGCGCGATAAAGTTTACGCTTTACTTCATAAAGTTCTGTTTTCCCTAACTCTACTCCTTCATTATTAAATTTCCAAAGATTCGACGACCCATAATTTTGTGCGCTATTAATAAAATCATCATAGGATGTTGTCACACTCTTGGCTCTCTCAAGAATTTCATCATTCAATACAATACTATCAAAAACTTCTGTGGGATTGGTGTATACATTTTTGATAATGTAAGTATAAGAATAACTATGAACCATCTCCATAAACTCCCAGGCAATCATAGCCGATTCTAGTTCTGGGAGAGAACAATACGGCAATAGCCCAAGACCTGGCCCTCTTCCTTGAACAGAGTCAAGCATAATTTGATACTTCAGATTAGAAGTAAAAATATGCTTTTGTTCTGGTCGAAGTTTAGTATAGTCTGCTCGATCTTTTTGTAGAGGAAACTCCTCTGGTCTCCAAAAAGCTCCTAGTTGCTCCTGTGTTAGTTTGTAAAATA